CTGCTCCCGGTATTCGTTGATAATCAGAGCTGATACCACGTCCTGATTGTCGATTGCCGACGCCCAGGCTCTTACTGCATCTCTAATCAGCTCATGATCGTGATCCTGTTTTGTTTGAGCGCGATTTATCATCGCGGCCGGAACGAATCCGGTATTGTGTTGATACGTAAGTGATTGCATTTGCATTCCCTTAAATGAATTAAAATTTGGCTGATTTCTCAGCCCTTGATTTCCATGTTTTTAAAGAGCAGTGGCTAGTTAGTGAGATTTCGCTTCGTTTTCACCGAACAGGAGCCATTCTGGGTCGCATTTAAGAGCACGAGCCAGCTCAACCAAATAACGTGGGCGCTTAGTAGTCCCGGCCTCAATGGCCTGCAGAGACTGCTGTTTCATACCGGCCAACTTTGCCAGTTGGTCCTGAGACAGGTTCATCTCTTCACGTTTTTGCTTGAGGCGTTGAGAAATTGTTTCCATATCACCTCCACAGTTTTATCTGTATTCTGTGACAGTTATTTCTGTTTGTCAATTACAGTTTTAACTGTGACTATCAAGGCATACAGAGAGAGGGATTTATGAGCCTTGCGGATCGCGTTAAACAAAAGAGACTTGAACTGGGTTTAACCCAGACAGAAGCTGCAGAAATTGCCGGTATACGGCAGCAGTCCTGGCAAAGTATTGAGGACGGTAAAACCCTTAAGCCTCGTAACATTATTGGAATAGCCAAGGCGCTTAAATGCGATGCCGATTGGCTAATGAACGGCGGTACTTTTATGCCGATGGCCGAGATCAACAGCAGGAGAGTTCCGTTGATAAGCTATGTACAGGCAGGAGCCTTGGCAGAGAAAAACCCTATCGAAGCATTCGACGGTAGCCTTGAATACATACTCACAGATCTTGATGTCTCTCAGTACACTTTTGCATTACGTATTGAAGGTGACTCTATGGAGCCTGACTTTAAGGCTGGTGACGTTATTATTGTCGATCCTGAAATTGAACCAACACCTGGTGAGTTCGTAGTAGCGAAAAACGGCGGCACGCAGGCAACTTTCAAAAAATACCGTCCAACCTGGATTGACCCGCTTGGTTGTCAACACTTTGAATTAGTTCCATTGAATGATGATTACCCTGTTATCAACAGTGATCAACAACCGTTGACCATCATTGGCGTAATGATTGAGCACCGCATTTATCGCCGTAAGCGATAACCTCAAAATCACAAAATGAACCGGCTTATGCCGGTTTTTTTTCGTCTTAAGAAAATTAATTCATCAGAAATTACAGATACATATGTTTATGGCGCGTTTAAATACAGTTTTGTCTGTTGACGATAATACAGTTTTATCTGTATCTTTAACCCATCGAAACGAAACATCGATGCGGCCACCAGAGTTAAGCCGCGGCGGACAGCAAGTCGCCTGCTTTTTAACAACATGCAAAGTCGGAACAGCACTCGGTAATCCTGTTTAGACCCCAACGCAAATGTGCGGCGTAGCACCGGGCGCGATCCGGTCGGTGTGAGGCTAACCCCTCGCGAGAGCGATAAAGGCGTGAGAACGGGAAACACGGACGGGATGAGAAGTGCGAAGCGCAAACAGATTTATTCCAGTCCATTCGAAGTTGAGTGGGCTGGGCTGAATTAAGCATTTCTCCCGCATCAGCGGGTAACTACAGAGGGAAAGGCGATGGCTACAACAGACCAAGCAATAGATTTTGCGAGTGAATGCGGAGTAACTGTTAGCGTTGATGCTCAAGGTTACAAAGGTTGCGTAAAAACGATAAAGCATTTTTCAGTTTATAAGAGCGGCCAATTTATCCGCATTGAACAAGTCTCTAGAGGCTCAAGGAGATGGAAGCATAGCGGAAACACATATTACAGCAGAGCAGCGGCCATCATTAGCGCTGTGACGATGATTACAGGCACTACATATAAATCTTAAAGACCCGCCACGGCGGGTTTTTTCATACCTCAGTCGCTTCACCGAGGCGGCTTAGTTATGACAACCGGCGGCCATCCACCGCCAGAGATTAAGCGCAGAAGTCTTTCTTGTTCCGCTGGCCGGCGATAAGGCAACGAGGGTGATATGAATCACGATGAATTTGATGATGGTCGTTGCGGTATGTCGCGCCGGTGCTGGCGAAACCTGACCCGCATCTGTATTGGCTTGATAGCCATATACCTGCTGATTGCCTTGTTTGTGATGGAGGTCTTCCATGATTAGTCAGCACTACGGTACCCAGACCGTTAACCGCGGCGCCGTTCAGCCAGGCATGCTGGTTAAGCATCGCGACGGAACCTGGACGGCATCAGCTCACAAGCGCGGCAAGTTGTACCTTCACCGCGGCTGCGAACGCACCTACACCAAAGCCCTGCTCATCGAGATCTACCTCGATGGACGCGGAAACGGCTTAAGCAACTAACCAACCGATTCAACCGATCTGCCTGGCAACAAGCGGGCGGGATTCGTACACCAAAAATTCAGGAGAAGCCATGAGCGCATTTCTCACTTACGACCGCATTGAAGATCGTCGCTGGGTTGAGCAACAGCTCACCGAGGATAAAGAAAAGTGGATTGACGATCGGGCGCAGGAAATTATCGACGCCCTGCCGAAAGAGCCGTCAGGCCTGTTCCGCTTCTCTGTACCGATGGACAAAAGCCCATACGAAGGCCTCCGCAGCGATGCAGCTGGCGAGGCATATAACGATCTCATCTCGGCAGTAGCTTACGCCCAGGCGGAATACGACTGGGATCACCGCACCGGATGCCCGTTTTAACTTTGGGGAATAACAATGGCTAACGAACTTGTGATTACAGCCGGCTCTCTTGCTGAGAGAGGCATTGACGGCGCCACCTGGAGCGCCCTCAAGAACAGTATTTATCCTGGCGCTAAGGATGAGTCGGTGATGATGGCGCTGGACTACTGCCGGGCCAGAAACCTCGATCCGCTTCTGAAGCCCGTTCATCTGGTGCCAATGAGCGTTAAAGACTCGAAGTCGGGGAAAAGCGAGTGGCGCGATGTGGTTATGCCGGGCATTGGGCTTTATCGGATTCAGGCCGATCGCTCCGGTGATTACGCTGGCGCAAAAGAACCAGAGTTCGGCCCGGACGTCACTCTGACGCTTACCGGTATTGAGGTGACCGTACCTCAATGGTGCAAGTACACAGTCAGCAAGCGCATGCCGAGCGGGGAGATCGTCGAATTCAGCGCGAAAGAATACTGGGTTGAGAACTATGCCACCGCCGGCCGCGACACTACCGCGCCAAACGCAATGTGGAAAAAGCGCCCTTACGGCCAGCTGGCGAAATGTGCTGAGGCTCAGGCTCTTCGTAAGGCGTGGCCTGAAATTGGCCAGCAGCCCACCGCCGAAGAGATGGAAGGTAAAACGCTGGAAGTGGATGCGCGTGACGTAACGCCACGCAGCGCTACAGAGGCGCTCCCCCTGGTGGCCAGTGAGGAAACGCTGCAGGCAATTACCGACCTCCTGACGTCCCTGAATAAGGACTGGGATCAGGACTTCCTGCCTCTGTGCAGCAACATCTTCAAGCGTGACATTTTACAGGCATCACAGCTCACCGAAGAAGAAGCGCAGAAAGGCTTTAGCTTCCTCCAGAAAAAAGCGCAGGTGGCAGCATGACACCAGAAATTATCTTCGAACGAACTGGCATTGACGTTACCCGCGTTGAACAGGGAGACGAATCCTGGCACCGCTTACGCCTCGGCGTGATCACTGCCTCGGAAGTTCACAACGTCATTTCTAAGCCTAAGTCAGGCAAGAAATGGACTGATATGAAGATGTCCTACTTCCTTACACTCCTTGCCGAAGTGTGCACCGGCGTGGCGCCGGAAGTTAACGCTAAGGCGCTGGCCTGGGGAAAACAGTATGAGGCCGACGCTCGCACCCTGTTTGAGTTCACCACCGACGTGAAGGTAACAGAGTCGCCGATCCTTTTCCGTGACGAAGGCATGCGCACCGCCTGCTCACCTGATGGCCTGTGCAGTGATGGCCGCGGCCTTGAGCTGAAGTGCCCTTTCACCTCTCGCGACTTCATGAAATTCCGGCTTGGCGGCTTCGAGGCTATCAAATCCGCCTACATGGCCCAGGTGCAATTCAGCATGTGGGTAACCGGAAAGGATGCATGGTATTTCGCGAATTATGACCCTCGCATGAAGCGAGAAGGAATTCACCACGTGGTTGTTGAGCGCGACGACAAATACATGTCCGACTTCAACGAAATGGTGCCGGAGTTCATCAGCAAGATGGATGAATCGCTGGCTGAGATCGGGTTCATCTTCGGGGAGCAGTGGAAATGAAGCGCACTCCATTTTACCGCAGGCCCGGCAAAGCAGGGAAATTCTCCGGCCTTCGCGAGCGCGTGATCTGGATGATTCAGACGCGCGGCCGCCCGGTCACCGGCAGCGAAATCGCTGAGAAATTCGGCGTAACTCTCATCGAGTTTAACCGGGTGGCCAATGGCATTACCCGCGGCTCCGGGCAGATAGCTCAGATCGTTGAGGCGGAAAAATGGATCAACGAGGACGGCATCTGTGACCGGAAATTTAGCCTCGTGACGAAACCGAAGGTTGTAACGCCGCAAGGTAAATCGCGACTGTTCACCCGGCGCGCCATAGAGCAATCGCAGGAAGGTAGACGGCAGGAATGCATTGAACGCGCCGCACGCCGTAGCCGCCTGATTGCTCAGGGCCTCTACATCGACGAAATGGAGTCAGTCCTATGAACCGGTACTCACTTATCTATGCTGACCCGGCCTGGTCTTACGGGAACACGATCAGCAACGGCGCCGCCGCCGACCACTACCCCACCATGAGCTTGCTCGATATGAAGCGGCTCCCGGTGTGGGAGCTCGCCGCGGATAACGCCGTATTGGCGATGTGGTACACCGGCACCCACAACCAGGAGGCGATCGAGCTGGCCGAAGCCTGGGGCTTTACGGTGCGCACGATGAAGGGCTTCACCTGGGTGAAGTTGAACCAACTGGCCGAGCTGCGCATCACCAAGGCTCTGGCGGAGGGAGAGGTCGCAGACTTTTACGACTTCCTCGACCTGCTAAACGCCGAGACGCGCATGAACGGCGGCAATCATACCCGCGCCAATACCGAAGACGTGCTGATCGCCACCCGCGGCGCCGGGCTGGAGCGCAATCACGCCGGCATTAAGCAGGTGGTCTACAGCCCACTCGGCGCACACAGCGAAAAGCCGTGGGAAGTTCGCCGCCGCCTGGAACTGCTTTACGGCGACGTGCCGCGGATTGAGCTGTTCAGTCGCAGCGCTGCGCCAGGCTGGAGTCATTGGGGAAACCAGTGCGCTACCGCTTCCGTTGAGCTGATCCCCGGCTGCGCCATCGATGTTGTGAAGACGGAGGCAGCATGACGAAATGTAACTCACTACCTGCCAGCACTGAATCACGTTTGCTTAGCAAAGTTGAAAAGGACCTTGAAACTGGATGCTGGATTTTTACTGGTAGTCGGATACCAAGCGGTTACGGGATTTTATGGAATGGAGCAAGGCCTACTGGGGCCCATCGAATCTCTTTCCAGTTGTACAAGGGCGAAATACCGGCCGGAAAAGAAATTGACCACATCTGCAACAACAGATCTTGTGTAAACCCTGCGCACCTTCAGGCAATAAGCCACAAAGAAAACATACATAAGAGTTCCACTCTCATGGGGGTTAATGCACGTAAATCCCACTGCAAGAGAGGCCATCCATTAAGTGGAGAAAACTTACATGTAACTCCACTTGGGGCCAGACAGTGCAGGGAGTGCATGAGAATGCACGCAAGAAATGCCAAGGCGAGGAAACGTGATGCACGTAATCGGAACTAAACCTTTCGCTCTGTACAACGAGATCGACCCATTCGCGGCGCAGTGGCTGCGTAACCTCATAGCTGCCGGGCATATCGCCCCGGGCGAAGTTGACGAACGGAGTATTGAAGATGTCACACCTGACGACCTCAGAGGATTTACCCAGTGCCACTTTTTCGCCGGGATCGGCGTCTGGTCCCATTCCCTCCGCCTCGCAGGATGGCCTGACGATCGCCCGGTCTGGACTGGTTCCTGCCCGTGCCAGCCTTTCAGCGCGGCAGGCAAAGGAGGTGGGTTTGCTGACGAACGGCACCTCTGGCCCCACTTCTTCCATCTCATCAGCGAGCGCAGACCTCAGCATGTCTTTGGCGAACAGGTTGCAGCAGGTAACGCAAATGCATGGTTCGACCTTGTACAAACAGACCTGGAAGGGCTGGACTACGCCTTTGGGCTTGTGCCGTTTACGTCAGCGGGCATCGGTGCGCCGCACATCAGAGAGCGGGCCTACTGGGTGGCCCACGCCAACGGCGTCATCAGTGACCGGCGCGGGAACGTCCGGGCGCCAGGGCGGGATGAATATTCAGACAGCGGCGATGATGTCCGGCTGGCCGACGCCAGTGGCGAACACAAAGGATCAGCCAGAAACAAAGAGAGGGCTGGAGAATCTTGCCGGGGTAGTGAAGATGGCGGGCTGGGTAACGCCAACGTCACGCGACTGGAAAGACTCGGCGGGAATGACAGCGCAGCGGGAAGGAAAAGAGCGACTGGACCAGCTGCCGCGCCAGGCTTACACCTGCGGCCCCTTGAGGTTAACGGTTTTTGGCGAGATGCGGACTGGCTCTTTTGTCGAGATGGGAAATGGCGTCCAGTTGAACCCGGCACATTCCCGCTGGTTGATGGGGCTGCCGCACGCATGGGACGAGTCGAGCCCGGGGTGGCAAGAGTGGCAAGCAGCAACCGCGTCGGCCGCCTGAAGGGCTACGGCAACGCCATAAACGCCCAGGCAGCTGCGGCTTTCATTCGCGCTTATATGGAGGTCGCATGACGCCAGAAGAAAAAGAAAACGCTCTCCGCGCCCAGGCTCGTCGCTGCGCAGAAGAGCTAACCAAAGCGATGAGCGTAAAGCCTAAACCGAAGTGGAACGCTGTATGCCCCCCCATCCTTCGCAAGCACTACGAGAAGGTCCGGCCTATGGGTGTCAGCCTGGTGAAATTTGTCAGTGTTATTGGGCGGCTGAGCGGCCGCTACGGAGTTGAATCATGAGCAAGTCATTAAACGCGCGTTGCATTCGTCGCTGGGAAGTGGAATTCAAACCTTTCTGCGATTCAAAAGTTAACCCTTACTGGCGCAAGCGTGACCTGCGCGGGTATATCCGCGAAGCGGCGCTTACCACAGCTTACAGCATGGTCGAGAGCATGGCTGAACGTAACGCCAAGGTTGACTATGACGGTGAGCCGAACGGCTGGACGCCAGAATTTTCGGCCTGGTATCGGGAGCGCCATGAGCAGTACCTGAAAGAAGCGCGCGACTACCTGGACGAAGACGCTACCAACGACGAAATCGACGAAGAGATCGAGAACGAACTGGAGGCCTGGAATGACTGAGCGCGGAATGATTTTCAACTCTGAAATGGTACGAGCCATTCTCGACGGCCGGAAGACGCAGACCCGGCGGCCTATCAAATGGAAACAGACTCGGTTCACTGAAATTGTTGAGCGTGAAGACGGTAGCAAGTGGCCGTGGAGCGAAGATGCAGAGCATACTTGCGATTTCTGGCACCCATGTCCGTTTGGTGCTGTCGGCGACCGCATCTGGGTGCGGGAGGCTTTTCGGGTGCATAGCCGGGCTACAGACGTCGCTACCCTGGTATACAAAGCCAGCGAGCGAAATTCATGGACGGAGCAAACCCGCCGTGTACCCGTAGCTGTCTGCAATAAACCGGCAACGCCTGAGAAATGGACTCCTTCGCTGCACATGCCGCGCTGGGCCAGCCGCATTCTGCTGGAAATCACTGACGTGCGCGTGGAGAAGCTTAACGCTATCAGCGAAAAAGATGCCACTGCCGAAGGCGTTCCGCCTGCAGGCAGTTTGCTTCCTGATTACCCGGGAACATTCCTGACTCCCAAAGGCGATTTCGCAACGGCCAAAGTCGCATTCCAGCGCCTGTGGGAATCCATCTACGGCGAGGAAAGCTGGAATGCCAACGGTTGGGTTTGGGTTATCGAGTTCAAGCGCGTTGAAGGCGGTGCAGCATGAACAGAGCCTCTCCCGTTGATTTAAGGAAATGCCTTGAGGCCGCACATGGCCTTGCTCATATCGGCATCCGGTTTGTGCCGATCCCGGTAGCGACAGAGGAAGAGTTCCAGGCACTGTCTGCCGAGCTTTCACGAAAGCTTGAGCAGATGGCGGTTGAAGCGGAAAAAAGCGAAGGCGGTGCAGCATGAACTTCTTTGAAATCGACTCCAGATTTTTGATCGATACAGCATTTCACCGTCTGGAAATCATTCGTGATGATGGCTTGTATCGCCACCTGCGTATGCAGCAGCCTGGAACATCCTGCTACTACTACGACGTTATCACCTGGCCTGGTTACTTAACCGTAACCGGCGACATGGGAACGTGGACATTCAGTCGCATCGCGGACATGTTCGACTTTTTTGGCGCCTGGGAAGGTGGAATCAATACCCATTACTGGGCTGAAAAACTGGAGGCTGGCGCGGGATGTTCGGCACGCGAAATGCTGGCGAAAGAGTATGACCACGACGCGTTCTGCAAAAGCCTGAAAGAGTCTATGAGTGATTACCTGGAGGACGACGAAAGCGAGGAGCCAGAAGAAGATGACGACTGGGACGACGATGACGAAACTCCGGATAGCGAAAAGGCTAAGGTGCGCGAAATCGTCCGTGAGTTGTGTCTGGCTGAGTTTAACAACGATTTTGAAGCCTATAACGCTGTTTATGATGCCGACTGGCCCGAAAGGTTTAGCGCCTGGGATATCTGCGACGGGCTGACCTTTAAGACGTATACCAGCCATTTCCGGTGGATTTTATTCGCTATCACCTGGGCAATCAGCAAATACCACAATGCGAAGATTGTTGATAAAGCGATGGCTACGTTTCTGGCCGTGAAAGGAGTCGAAGCATGAGCGCAGAACTCATCGATCAGGCCAACGAGCTGGCAGAGCGCCGGCTGGAAATGACCATCCAGAACATGCGCATCAACCATGCGGCGGTATCGGCTACTCACTGCCGCGACTGCGGGGAAGAGATACCAGAACCGCGCCGGGAAGCTGTGGCGGGCTGTCAGCGCTGCGCTGACTGTCAGGAAGATGAGGAATTACGCGGTAAACACCGGAGGCCGTGATGTTCAAACTAATTCAGAGAGGTCAGCTCTTTGCCGATTGCCACGGATGGCCGGTAATTATCGCCAGCAGCGACGAAAAGACGGTTCGCTACTGGCGCCAGGGGCGGATCAACACCGCAAGCATAGACCGCTTTAACAATGACTTCGAGCCGCTCTCTCACGAAGAGTCCCAGCAGATAAAGGCAGAGCTGGAGCAGAGCGAACACATTAAGAAACTGCGCGCCCAGCAGGCGGCGTAACCGGGAGGAAATATGGCGTCTGACAAACCGATAACAGCACAGCAGGCCGCCGATTTGCTCATCGTGTCGGCGCGGGTGATCTATCGTCTCATTGAATCTGGTGAGCTCGCCGGCCGCAAGGTCGGCAACAAGTACAGAACGACCGAGGCGGCTTGTATTGCATATTTGAAAACCCCGCGCGATCCTGTCATCGCGAACGCGGGTGAACATAAAGGAGAAGTTTTATGTCAATCACCCTCAGGGGCGGCGTGTGGCACTGTCATTTCTTTACGCCGTCAGGAAAAAGAGTTAGGCGATCTCTTGGCACGGGGGACAAAAAGCAGGCTCAGGAGCTCCACGACAAGCTGAAGGCGGAAGCGTGGCGGGTTGACCAGATCGGAGACCTTCCCGTCAGAACCTTCGAAGAATGCTGCATCAGGTGGCTGCGGGAAAAAGACCATAAGCGATCGCTGGATGATGACAAAACCAAAATTGAGTTTTGGCTGCAGCATTTTTCCGGCCGTGATGTCTCGAAGATAACGGCGGAGGAAGTTCACGAAGCCGTTAACGGGATGATCAACCGTAAGCACCTGCAGGTATGGGAGAGTAAACGCGATGCCGCGGTGAGGAAGGGTAAGCCGGTTCCTGAGTACAAACCACGGCAGGTTTCTCAGGCGACGAAGGCGCAGCACCTTTCCTTCATTCGGTCCCTTCTCAGGGCCGCCGCGAATGACTGGGGCTGGATAAAAACAGCCCCTGTTATCAAAACCCGCAAGCCTATCAGTAAGCGGATACGGTGGCTGACCAGAGAAGAAGCTGAGCGGTTGATCGAGTGCATGCCGGAGAGCATTAAGCCAGTGGTGATATTTGCACTGGCAACCGGCCTGCGCCGCTCAAACATCATCGGGCTTGAGTGGCAGCAGGTCGATATGCAGAGAAAGGTTGCATGGGTAAATCCGGAGAACGCAAAAGCGGGCAAGGCGATTGGCGTAGCTCTGAATGATACCGCATGCAGGGTATTAAGGGATCAGATAGGGAAGCACTCCCGGTGGGTATTCGTTCATACCACGGCAAAACATCGCCCTGACGGAACGCTGACGCCCGCGGTGAGAAAAATGCGGGTGGATGACAATAACGCCTGGCGCGCCGGGCTGAAAAAAGCGGGGATAGAGGATTTCCGTTTTCACGACCTCCGGCACACCTGGGCGAGCTGGCTGATTCAGTCCGGCGTCCCGCTTTCTGTTTTGCAGGAAATGGGCGGATGGGAGAGCATCGAGATGGTGCGTCGGTATGCTCACCTGGCGCCGAACCATTTGACCGAACACGCACGGAAAATTGACGCCATTTTTGGCGCTAGCGACACAAATACGACACAAGGAGGAAATCAGGCTGGTTTAAAACTGGCGTAAGTTACTGTTTCTTAATGGTACGCCCTACAGGGTTCGAACCTGTGACCTACGGCTTAGAAGGCCGTTGCTCTATCCAGCTGAGCTAAGGGCGCATTGAGAAGCGGGAGCTTCGTGATGTGCAATCGCCGGAATTATACGGTCCACGCCTGATGAGTCAATGTATTTTGCCGCGAAACTGCGGTTGTCTGTGCAACCTGCCTGGTTTAGCTGCGAAAGGAGTATAAAGTTTATTCAACCTTATGTTTATGCACGGTAACTTTGCTTTCGACTCCATGCGCTTTTTGGCTCCGCTCGCGGCAGGATTATGCAGGGATTGCAGCGGTCGCCTTACCAAAGCAAGATAAAATCTTAAACGAAGACTGACAGCGAGGCTGGCTTCTGACAAAATATCGCCATCCCCCTTTCGTAAAGATACAGATGGAATCCTCTCTCTGATGGCAGCAAAAATTATTGACGGTAAAACGATTGCGCAGCAGGTACGCTCTGAGGTTGCGGAAAAAGTGAAGGCTCGCGTGGCGGCCGGATTTCGAGCACCAGGCCTGGCCGTCGTGCTGGTCGGCAGCAACCCGGCATCGCAGATTTATGTCGGCAGCAAGCGCAAAGCGTGTGAAGAGGTAGGCTTCGTCTCCCGCTCGTACGATCTCCCGGAAACCACCAGCGAAGCAGAGCTGCTGGAACTTATCGACACCCTGAATGCGGATAGCGCTATCGACGGCATCCTGGTTCAGCTGCCGCTGCCCGCCGGCATTGATAATGTCAAAGTGCTGGAGCGCATTTCGCCGGACAAAGACGTTGACGGTTTCCACCCGTATAACGTTGGCCGCCTGTGCCAGCGCGCCCCGCGCCTGCGTCCATGCACGCCGCGCGGGATCGTCACGCTGCTCGAGCGTTACAACATTGATACCTACGGCCTGAACGCGGTGGTCATTGGCGCCTCCAACATCGTCGGACGCCCGATGAGCATGGAGCTGCTGCTGGCAGGCTGTACTACCACCGTAACCCACCGTTTTACCAAAAACCTGCGTCATCACGTTGAAAACGCCGATCTGCTGATTGTGGCTGTAGGTAAACCGGGCTTTATTCCGGGCGAGTGGATTAAAGAAGGCGCGATCGTGATCGATGTCGGGATTAACCGCCTGGAAAGCGGCAAAGTGGTTGGCGATGTCGTTTATGAAGATGCCGCCGCGCGCGCGTCGTACATTACGCCGGTTCCCGGCGGCGTCGGCCCGATGACCGTAGCCACCCTCATTCAGAACACGCTGCAGGCGTGTGAAGAGTATCACGATATTCAGGAGGCCTGA